AGCGGCGAATTGCGGGAGAAAGTCCGTATCTATCGCGGCCTGGGCTGGCCCCTGTTTCTAAAGGCGGATGGCTGGCGGATTCATTCCGGCACCCGCGCCAATAATGGCGACTGGCAAAACCCCATCCAAACCACATGGGCAAGCAATAGAGCCGGCAGTTTTCGCGATGGTTTGCAGGTGGATCATTTGCCGGAGAGTGACGCTTTTGGGGTGGTTTTAAATCTCCTGAAAAATCATCTGGCCGCCACGGCGGACACGGTTGGACTGGTGCGTAAAACCGAGTTTGCGCTCTATCAAGACCGGCGCACAATGGACATTTTCATCGGCAAGAAAGTGCGGGGAGCGGTTCTACGAATTAAAACCGGGTTTGCCAGTTGGCCGGAGGCGCGGGAACACCTGGCCAGCCAGCGCCCGGCGCTTGAATCGGTTTGGGCCGACATGAAGCGCGAGCCCATCACCCGCAAGGCGGCCAATGCCGAGCGCGTAGGGCCAGCCCGGCGCGCGGGCAACATCACCCCCGCCGTTTTTAGCCAATCGTTTGGCTTTCGGGGCGTGCAATTCGGCAACTATGTGGAACAATCCCGGCGGCAGGGGGATTTGAATGAGTGCCACGATGCTTTGCTGGACTTGGCCCAAGCCGTGGGCTTGCCCGCGCCGGCGTTGTCTTTGGCTGGCTCGCTGGGGATGGCCTTTGGGGCGCGGGGTTGCGGCCCAAATGCCGCCCATTACGAGCCGGGGCAGGTCGTTATCAACATCACCAAAACACGCGGGCCGGGCTCGCTGGCGCATGAATGGTTTCACGCCTTGGACAACTACCTGGCCCGGGTGAACAATCCGGCGCTGGCCAGCAATTACGCCACCGATGGCCTGGCCCCCGGTTTTTTAGGGGTTGAAATTGTGGCGGCAGCCAAACGGCTCCGGGAAGTGCTGGCGGGGGGCACCTTCGCGGCGCGCAGCAATAAATTTGACGCCACCCGCGCCAAAGCCTATTGGGGCACCACCATTGAGAAAGCCGCCCGCGCTTTTGAAATCTGGGTTTCTGACCGGCTTGAAAAAGCGGGCATTCAAAACGATTATCTGGCGAACATTTACAAGGGGGCCGAGGCGGCAATCGAGTGGGAAGATTGCGCTTATCCTTTCCCGCGCGAAATGGATCAGGATGGCATCCGCGCCGCGTTTGACGGGCTGTTTTTAGCCTTGCAATCTGAAACCACCAACCAATGGGTGAAGTTGTTTTAACCCACTGTTTTTTAACTGTTTTTAACCACGAAACACACTAAACACACTAAACACACGAAAGGAAAATTATTATGAGCAGACAACTTGAACGACTGACGCTGGCAGAACAACATGCGTTGCTGCTGGCGGATGAATTGCGGGCGGCGCATAGTGCCGCGACCGGCGCCGAGGAGATTTTGCTGCTGGAGATGATAGAATCCACCACCAAAAACGCCAAGCTGATTGGCCGGCTGGCCGAATACGAAAGGGCGAAGCAATGAACACCCTGACCTTACCCCCTGTTTTTGAACTCTCCGAAATTTCGCACCCGGCAAAACTGGTGGTGCCGGCCGCCGAGGGGCTGGCTTGGGGCCATGATGGCTACGGTTCCGGGTATTGGACGCAGGAGAAGCTGGATGGCGTGTTCTGCCCCACGGCCTGGCGCGGGGGCGTGGTGGCGGCGGAGCAGATGCGCGACGGTCGGCTGGTGGCGTTTGATATGCTGGCGCTGGCCGAGGTGGGCGATATTCGCCGGCGGCCGCTAAAGGATCGGCTCACGGCGCTGGCGCTGGCGGCCGATACGCTCCGCGCCGATGGCCTGGAGGTGGTGCGCAGTGCCTCGTTTGCCGATGATGGCAACGCGGGGCAGTTTCTGGCTCGCATCTGGGCCGAGGGCGGCGAGGGCGCGGTCCGCAAATCGCTGGCGGGCGATTGGTGGACGCCGATGGCGGCCTGCAAGCGGGCGGGCATCTGGCTTTGCCGGGTGGTGGACCATTGCGGGGGCACGCAGTCGGTTTTGATTGCGGATGCCGAGACGGGCGCCGACCGGGGCAAGGTCACGTTGCGCGGCGGCAAGTGCGAGCAAGTCCGCCCCGGCAGCCTGATCCGGGTGGAGGGGATGGAATTGACGGCCGCCGGGAAAATCCGGGAGCCGCGCCCGTGCCGGGAATGGCTCGTTCAATTTTAAGGCTAAAGGCTGAAGGCTAAAGGCTAAAGTGAAGACCAACCCAAACAACCGATCACGCCCGGCGCGGGGCGGAGGCCTTTACTTTAGCATTCAGCCTTTAGCCTTTAGCCTTGCCCCATCCCCCCCCGTTTTTAAACGCTTGAAAATTTTATGACTACTAAAACCAAGTCCGTCGAGGAACGGAGCAAACAGCAGAACTACCAACGGCGGCACCGGGAGCAGGGGCTCTGCGCCAAGTGCGCCACGCCCACGGGCATCAATCGCCGCACCGGCAAGCATTATATGCTCTGCCCGGCGCACCTGAAGAAAGTGGCCGAATATCAGAAAAAGCTGATGGCGGAGCGACGGGAGCAGGGGATAGACTGAGGCAATGCAGAATTATGAATGAAGAATTATGAAACCGAAACAGACCAGAATACGAGTGCCCAATTCCGATTCGGCGGCGATTACGGATGATGAACGCAAACTTAGGGTGGACTGCTTTATTAAATCCATGTCAGAATCATGGGGGGATGAGCAAATTAGCCTGCCAAAAGTTTTGACGAGAGCCAAGCAGATCAGGCGCGAAATTTCACCAAATAAAGCGAGCAGACTATGAACACCAAGACACCATCCACGCGGCCGGAGTCGGACAAGATTCATTTGCGGGAGGCCAAGGCGCGGATTGCGGCCATCCTGGGCGCGGATCCGCGCGCGGCGGCGGTGCTCGCGGTGGTGCAGTCCATTTACATCCCCAAAGAACACAAGTGGCCGGCGGAAGATTTCCAGGCCATCCGCGCCGTCTCGGGCGATTACGGCGAGGTGTTCCCGGAATTCCTGTTGAACACCCTGCGCGCCGAGGTGGAGCGGCGGGTGGCGGCGCGACCGGGCCGTGGCCAGCCGGTGCCGGGGTGGCTTCTGGACTATGTCCAGAAGCCAAGGCTAAAGGCTGAAGGCTGAAGGCTAAAGTGAAGACAAACCAGCCCCAATTTATGCGAAAATCTGAATTGATAAAAATACTGGAATCCTATCCCGGAGATCCTGAAATTGTCGCCGAAATGCCAGATGGAGAAGTCTCCGTTCCTGTTCGCCACGTCGTCACCTACGACACATCCACCACACCAGATTTAGTCCACATGGTAACACACGTTAGCTGACCTATGCCGGGCTGAATGCCTTTACTTTAGCCTTCAGCCTTTAGCCTTGCCCACAGCCCCCCGTTTTTTAACTCTAAAAAAATTGAAGCCCATTGCGGGCTGAAACAAAAAAACGACATGAAAACCAAACCGAACAAAAACTGCTACAATTGGCTGTGTGATGCCATATTGTCCGTCAAATACATGCGGGAAGTTGGACTAGATACGTCCATCGGATCGCTCAAGGAATCACTGCCTGCCCCGCCGTTTCCAGACGCTTGGTGGAAACTGGAAAAACTGCTTACCGCTGGACTTTAGCCCTTAGCCTTCAGCCTTTAGACTTAAAAGACAACGCCCGGCGCGAGGGAAACAATAACCTCGCGCCGGGCTCCGCAACCGAACGAACACACAATGAAACAACTCAATCGCTACGTCTTGGGCAGCAAGTCAACCATTTGCGTTTGCAGGGGGTAAATGGCAATGCCGATGTGCCGCAGGATGACGTGGGTATCGCCATAGATGCGGCCGCCGAGGTCCAGCCAGCGCTGACAGAAATACCAATCCTCGCTGAGGTAACGGCCTTCATCTTCCGGCTTTTCCCGATAGACGCCCATGCTCCAAAAGTCGTGGGCGATTTCGTTTTTCCCGTAATCTTCCCGGTATTGGATGGCGGGATAGGCGATGGCCATCCGTTCAAAGACCTGCCGCTCGATGAGCAGGAAGCCGGTCCCGGCATAGCGCACGGGCACCAGACCGCTGGCGCTGGGTTCCGGGTTGCCGGGCCAGGCATTCACCACCCAGGCGACCGGGCCTTCCTGTTTCTTGGGGTAAAACCCGTGGACGATGGGCAGGTCGTGGCTGAGGAGCCGGGCGATCTGCTCGGCGGAAAAGATGAGGTCGCAGTCAATGAACAGCAGGTGGGTGCAGTCGGACTTGAGAAACTCGGCGGTGAGGATGTTGCGGCTGCGGCCGATGCCATCGCCCTGCTTGTAGTGGAGTTCAATTTCGCACGGGCGTTCCTTTTGCAGGGCGGTGAGGCACTGCATGAATTGCACGTCAATTTTCTGCGCGACTGGCAGACCGATGAAGAGTTTGATTGGTTTAACCATCATCTGGGGCCAAAAGTCAAAAACCCGCGCCGGGCTGAAGCAGGCAGCCGGCGCGGGGTGCGGGAGGGGAGATGAAAGGTTTAGAACAGGGCTTTGACCGTCAGCGAGGCATCAATGACGTTGCCGGTGCCGCTGGTGACGGCCTGGCCGCGAATGTAGCGGTAACAGCCGGGCGGCAGGGCGACATTGGCGGCGCCGGCGACATTCGTATTGGCCACGGCCACCAGGCCAAGGCCGGGAATGGCCGCCCAGTTGGAATTGTCAGCGGAATGTTGCAGGCTGATATTGGCCTGGACGTTGGCCCCATTGCTGGAGGCGCCCGTGGTCAATTGCACGGTGAATTTGCCTGTGGTGGGAAACGGTCCCGTGTTGGGCGTGCCAAGGTCAATGCTGTTGGTGTTGACCGTGCCGGCCGAAGCCGCCAGGGCCACCGCCTGCGAGAGCGAGGCGTCTTGCTGGACGTGGATAGGATATAACTTGGTTGTTGCAGCCATATTTTAAAGAGGTTTAGGGGTGGTGGGTTTGGATTCGGCGGGGGCCGACTTTTTAGGCGGGAGCAGCAGCACAATGCAGCCGCTCTTGGGTTCGGCAGTGGCGGCGACCTTGGCCACAACCACCGTTTTACCCGTGCCGATGTCAAAAGTGCCATCGGTATTTTCCGCCAGCACCTCAAACTCCGTGGGCTTGAGGTTGCTGTTGTAGTAGGCCGCCTTGGTGGATTTATCCGCCATAAAATTAGGTCAAAACGGATTCGGTGTTGGTCACGCTGTCGGTGATCACAATCGGAATGCCATTGCTGGAGGTGGGCAATTCCGCGAAATTGAGCGGGCTGTTGCTGGTGATGGCCGTGCCCACGCCGCTGGAAATCGGGCTGCGGGACTGTTGCAGCGAGTAGGCCACCTGCGGGTTGAGGAACAGCTTGAGGCCGGCACCCCACTTGTTCGGGCCGCCACCGTTCAGGTTGGCGTTGGCCTCCTGCCGCATTTGCAGCGGGATGTAGGAGAGCAACTGCGCCACCAGCTTGTCGGTGAGCGGCTTGCTGTCCGTGCCGAGGTTAATGTTGCCGATGCGCGCCACGCTGTTGTGATGGTTCACCGCAAAGCCGATCCAGCCCTGGAGGTTGTTCACATACGCCGTCATGGGCTTGCTGTTCAAGCCGTTGACTTGCTGAATGCGCCATTCCGGCAGCATGTTGAAACCGCTGTTGTTGCCGAAGATGAAATGCGCGCCGCGCACGTTTTCCCAGATCAGATACGCGCTGGATTGCACGCTGGCCGTGGTGCCGCCCGCGCCGATCACGGCGGGGTTGTTGTTCTTGGCAGCATTCAATCCGGCCGTGAGCGTATTGATGCCCACAAAACCGTTGGCATCAGCCGAGGTGCCGTAATACATCTGGGTGCCCACCGTGATATAGGTGGCCATGATGGATTCCTGCGCCGCCAAAACGAGGGCGTCTTCCACGGTGGCGTTGATGCCGCCCTTGGCCTGCGCGTCCACGATGGCCTTGTCAGCCATGAGCTGCGCATCAATCAGCGAGCACTCGCAGAGGCTCTGCTCGTATTGGCCCTTGATGGTGTCCGAGCCGTTGTTCGGCTGGCGGAACGCCACGCTGGGCAGCGTGCGGTGGATGGTGTTGTATTTGGTGCCCTGGATGGGGCGGCCCATGACCGTGGACAGCTCGGGCGCATAGGTGAGCGTGGCTTCGAGCAAGCCCACTTCCTGGTCATTGCCAGAAAGCTTGGTGAGGTCGAGGAGGTTTAGCAGTGCGTTTGCCATAAATTATAGGGGTGGGGATGGGGTTGGTTAGTTTTGGCCTTGGATCTTGGTGCCGCGTTTCATGCGGTCGAAGCCGGTAGGCTCGGGCGCCTTGGCTTTTTCGCCCTGGGGCGGGGCGGACGGCATTTCCAGCGGGGTGGAGCCGGTCTTGGCAATCGCGGCATTCACCGCGCCGCGATAGGCTTTCATCTTGTCCGCAAACGGCACGACCTTGGCGGCGGCCAGCTTTTGCTCGGGCGGGGCGTCTTTGGCTAACTCTTTGCCGGCGGCATCCGTTAGGATCAGGCAGCCGGTGGCCACGCAGACTTGGGAGAGTTCGGCATCTTGCGCCAGCTTTTCACTGGTCACGCGGGAGGCTTCCTTGTTGGAAGCGTCCAGCAACTGGGTCAGCTCGGTCTGCTTGGCCGTGAGCGTTTGCACGCTGGCGGTGGCGGTTTCGAGTTTGCCAATCAATTCCGTTTTTTCGCGGCTGAGGGCCTGGTTCAACGCCGAGGCGGTGGCCAGCTTGCCGGTGAGGTCTTCCACCTGGGCGGCGATTTGACCGTTGGAAACAATCAGGTCGGAAACATCCTGCGTGGTGTCGCCGGTCTTGGCCAAAGCTGCGAAGGCGGCAATCTTGGCTGCGAGCGGGGCTTCGGCCAGCGTGAGGACTTTTCCATCCACATTGATGGTGGAAATCTTGGCGGTGCTCAAAGCGTTATCAATCGCGGCGGTTGCGCCTTCGATTTCCGCGTTGGCTTTGCCGATGTTGAAAAATTTGAATGCCATATAGCCATCGCCGCGAGTCAACTCGCGGACTGATGGGGGCGGAAACGAAACCGGCGCCGAGGAGGTCGGCGCCGTCGGACTTAGGGTTGGCTGAATTATTCCACGAAGTTTTCCAAAATGTCTTCGAGCGATTCCACCACGCCATCGGTGAATCCGATCTCCGCCGCCTCTTCGCCGTCAAAAATCAGGCCGTTGCCGCAATGCTCGTCGCGGACCATGCGGAAGGTTTCCATTGCCTCCTTGAACTGGACGTAAATTTTGTCCACGCGCGCCTGCATGTGGCCGCGCTCCTCGTTGGTAAGCGGTTTCCAATAGGCGCCCAGCAGCTTGAACTTTCCGGCGGAGAACGCATTCACCTTCACGCCCTCCTTGGCCATCTGCTCGCTCATGTCTATGCACTGGCTGTAAACCCCGCAACTGCCCACGCGGGCGCTTTGGGTGGCGTAGAACTTCTGGCATTGCGCTGCCAGCCACAGCCCGCCGGAGCAACATTCGCTGTCGGTGAAGGCAATGGTTTCTTTGCGGGAAGCCTGAAGGCGGCGGCCGGTTTCCGGGATGCCGGTCACGGTGCCGCCGGGCGTGCGAAAATCATAGATCACCCGCGCAATCCGGCTGTCGTGCTCGGCGAGGTCAATCATCTGGTTCAAATCCTCCATCGCACAACCGCACTCGCTCATGGCGATGTCTTCCGGGTGGGCCACCAGCGTGCCATGCACGGGGATGATGGCGGTTTCGCCCACGGTGCGGATTTCGATGTCCTCATCCTCCGCCGCTGGGGCGGACTCGCCATGTTCCAGCCGGGGCGCCGCGCCGGACAGCCGGGCCTCCAAAAGCTGGCAGAGCGCCGCGTGCCGCGTAGGGGTCAACAGGAATGGCTCGTTGAACAGCTTGGCGATGAGGTGAGAGTAGCTTTTCATTGGTCGTTCCAGTTATAGGGTTCCCGCGTGTAGTCCATCAACCGCCGGCGATTCAACCGCGCCCAGCGGGCGGCCTCTCGGCGAGGCCCGGACCAGACCAGCCGGCCGGTCATGGGATCCTTGGCCGTCACGCCGTTGGCGTAGAGGTGGCTCTTTTGCAAAACAAGTTCAGTGCTGCCAATCATGGTTTTTCGGGGGTGGGTGGCGCCGGGGCTGCGGCCGGGGCGGGGTCGGTTTCGTCCCCATCCGGCTCTTCCTGTTCGGAATAGCTCACATTGCGCTCGTTGTTGTCCAGCATCAGGGAGATGTCTTTGACGCTGAAATCTTTGTGCTTTTTGGCCAGTTGTTCGGACGCGGTGAGAATGCGGTCCACCTCGGCAATGCGCTGCTCCTCGATCTCCTCGGCCAGGTATCCGTCCATTTCCGAAATGATGCCGCGCGAGATGATGCACCGGCCGAGGGCGGCGAGGCGCATTTTGAGGTCGTTGCCCTCATCCACCGTGAACTGGCCGGGCACGGTAAAGACGTAGTGGTAAGGGTCGTAAAGATTGTCATTGCCGGGAATGTAGCCGGCGCGCATGGCAAACTCCGTGGCCCGGTCGGCAATCCAGCGGGCGCTGCGTTCGGTGCAAACCTGATCCCAAGCGCAAATCGTGCGGGCCTGCACGGCAATGGCGCGCGTGCCGGCGCGGGCGGTGTCATCCGAATAAATCAGGCTGCGGGGCCAGAGCTTGTGCAGGATGCTCATTTCGATCCGCGCAATGAACTCCTGTTCATTCATGGCCGGGCGGTCAAATTGCAGGGACTTGAGCGATTCCTTGTTATTCACCGCCAGCTCGATCATGCCGGGGTAAATATCTTCTACCGCGCGCTTCCAAGTCACGGCGTTGCCGTCGGCATCGGTGGTTTCCTCGTCATACATCACCCGGCCGGAGCGGGAGGGGTTGCCGTCGGAGCTTTCGCGGGTGATGGCGAGGGCACTGGCCAGTTTCACCGCCATCTGGAGCAGCACATGGATGTCGTCCAGGTGCATGGTGGGGATGATGGCTTCGGCCAGCTCGGGAATGCCGCGCACCAGGTCCACCTGCTTGCGGGCGGAGAAATTGAAATGCAGCTTGGTCTTTGGCACGTCCACATAAGTGGGGCTGCCATCGGCATCAAAGCCCACCACGCGATAGCCCAGCACCATCATGTTGCCGTCCATGATCACGCCATCAATGATCCGCTGGCCGTCGAACGGACTGGAGGAATCGTTGATGATGAACAAGCCCGGCCAACTGCCATAGCTGGCCAGCGTGGAGTAATAGTTCCACGTCTTGGGCAATTCCTTGCATTCGTCCAAGCCATTGCCCACGCCCACCACGCCCACATTGCGCCAGCCGCCGAGCAGGCCGGTGGAAATGCGGTCGTATTTCACCACGCTGAACTTGCCGGTGGGATCCACCTCGCGGCCGGTCTTGGGATCGCGGCGGGGGGCGCCATCAAACCAGATGCCGTAATCGGCTTCTACTTTGCGGGTCCAGTTCAATTGGCGGAGCGAACTGCGCCAGTCATTCTGGGTGCCGCGCAAATTGCAGTCGCGGGCAAAGGTTTCATTGAACCACTCATCCCGCTTTTTACCCCAGCCCTTGGCGGTGCTGCGGGATTTGATATGCCATGAATCGCCAATGGAAAATTCGCCGGCCTGGGTGAGCGCGGTATCAATGTTGGGCACGCCGGCGGCAATCACGCGCGAGACATCCACCATTTCGCGGCGTTGCCAGGCGGTGACGGCTTCGTAGGTCTTGGCGCGCGGCTTGGAGATGGGGCGCATGTCGCCCCGAAATTGCGAGGGGGTTTTGTAAAGCGTATTGGCCGGGGCAATCGCGTTTCCGTATTGATCTACAAGGGTGGAGGCCATGATATTAACGGAGATATTTCACGCGCGTGACGCCGGGGCGGGCATTGCCCTTGCATTTGGCCTGAATGGGGTCGGTGGCGTCAAAGGCCGGGTCGCTGGCAATGGAATCGCACAGGCGGGCATACATCAGCGAATTGTCCAGATTGGGATTGAACTGCGTGCTTTTGCCGGGGGCGGTCTGCACGCTGGTAACCTGCCCGGTGAGCATCGCCTGCGTGAGGCCTTCCAGCAGCGCCACTTTTTGCGCCTGCGAATAGCTGATGAAATAGTCGGTGGCCATTGCCAAATCGGGCGAGTCAATCAGGCGTGATAATTGGCATCCACCGCCATGAACTGGTAGGTGAAGCCATCCGGCAACAGGCCGCCATGCCAGAGCATCATTTTCAGCGGGGCGGCTTCCGGGTTCAGCAACAGGGTGCAGCGCACGCCCTTGGCGGGGAGGCGGCTATCCGGCAGATGATCGGCGTGAAAGGTAAGCGTTTGGACGTAGGTGGCGGGCGACTTGCCGCCGGGGATCAGCTCGAAATCATTCACCACCTCCGAACAGTCGCAGGGGATGTCCGCATCGAAGAGATTCAGGCTAGCCCCGTAAAGTTGCTCATGCACTTTCTGTCCGGCGGCGAAAACGATGCGTTGTAAGGCGTCCACGCCTACGCCGGAAAGTCAAGCCGGTTGCTTTCCTAGTGTGCGACTGAGTTCGGATATTATTTCTGACCTATCTCCCTTAAACCACTCGCCACGATAATGCAGCCTCATAATGCTCATGTGGGCTGACCGTTCCGCAAAAGTCTTGTGGTTAACGCCAAACATTGCAGCTATGACCATCTCCTCCGGGTTCCCCGTTTGCATTGTCTTAAGCCGTTCTTGTGGGTGTTTTGTCGTAAATCCGATTTTCCACATGTCCGAGTGACCTATAACATATATCCAACCACATGTGGATCTAAGTTCTTTCTGTTGCTTCCAACAGCATTCAATACAAATAAAACTCATTTTCCTTAGTTGCAGATTTACAGTCTTCATCTGCTTCATTTTTTTCTCTACTCCGCACTGTGAACATATTGCATATTCTCTATCCTTTTCAGAAATAACTGGTTCGTTCATAGTTTTTTTTCCGTGTTCATCCGTGTTCATCCGTGGTTAAAAAGTCTTTTTAAACATCTGCGCCGCCCGGATATGGTGACAAATCAACCCGCGCACCTGGAATTGTTCACAGCCGCAGCCGGGCTGGCCTTGGTCCCAGTCCAAATCCACCAGATGCGTGATCCACGCCCGCGAGCGCGAGGCCACCAGATACCGGGTGGGCTCGCCGGGGATGGGTTCAACTTTCAACGGGCGCGGGTTCATCCGTTTTCTCCGGGGGCGGCGTGGCCTCGTAGTGGCCGCTGATGCCGAACAGCACCTGCACCGCCATGAACATGCGGCCGATGTCGAAAAAATGGTGCGGCGTGGTCTGCGTGGGCGGCTTCCAAATTTCCGTGAGTTCGCCCGTGCGGTTGTTGGCCAGGTGATGCTTGGTGCAGGCGTTGATTTGCGCCGTCCAGCTCAACTTGTTTTCCAGCGGCTCGGCCTCCGGCAGAAACAGGGTTTCCGGGCCGTGCCCATCCCGATAGCGGGCAAACATGTCGCCCATTTGCAGGGCGCTGAAATAATACACCTCCACGCTCACCCGATATTTATCCACCAGCGTGGTGGGCTGCTCATAAAAGACATCGCTCACCGGGTGCCGGGACTTGGCGTCCCGGTCTTCCTTGTGCGCGAAATCCTTGTTGGGCGAGCCGATCAGCAGCGTCCAGCAAAACCAATCCCGCTCGCCATCGCGCATCCGCCAGTGACCGTGCTTGGTGCATTCCTCCACCAGATCCTTGCGCATGTAATTGCCGTCCATGAACACGTTTTGATGCAGGATGCCGAATTCCTTCTGCTTGCCCACAATGGTTTCCGGCTGGTCCTTGGCTTCCTTGGCCTCCTCGCCAAAGCCGCGCAGGATGCCTCGCCAAAGCTGGCGGCTTTTGCCGGTCTTGCTCACCGCCCACACGCTGGCCCAGAAATATTGCAGGTCTTGCTGGCAATCAATCACCAGACACCGCCGGCTGCGCCATTCCTCGGCCCAATCGCTCTTGAGATCGTATTTCGCCTGGGCCTGCACCCGGAGCGACCGCGCCAAGTTGGGGTTCCACGTCTTGCCGGCCACCTTTTGATACCATTGCTTGAGCTTCTCCAAGTTGCCGTGCGTCTGCTTGAGCCGCTCGGCCTTGAGATAATCCAGCATGATGTCGCCCCAGCGCAGGCGGCGATTGATCCATTGCGGCCAGGAAAACCCCACATTGCCCGGCAGCGCATTCAGGCGGCTGGGCAGATAATGCGAACTGGCATCCAAACCCATCCGCACCGGACCAAACTCGCCATCATCCCGCCAAGCGCTGCCGCAATGGTAACATTCGTAATGCGTGAGCCGCAGCACCTCGCTCTCGTTGTATTCGCCATTGGCCAGCTTCACCAACGCCTCATCGCCCCGCTTCATGCCGGCCATGCGGCCGCGCAGGAGCGGGGTGTGGTGCGCCACCCAGTCCGCCTGATCTAGTGAGGCGATGGTTTTGGGCGGCCGGGCAATGAATTCATCGGGGCGTTCCCGGCACCATTCAAACGGCTGGCTGCCGCCGCAATGCGGACAATCCACCTGCAACAGCCGCTGGTCGGTGTCTTTCCATTGCAAATCAAAATCGTCGTCGTCCACGCCGCCCTGGGATTCAATCAGGATTTTGCGGATGTTCTTGTATTGGGTGGTGCGGGCGATCATCTGCTCGATCAGCCCCGTGCTGCCGGCGAGAAAGGCATCCGTGAGCGCCACCATGAAGAGATTGATATTCTGTGTGGCCCCCTCATTCAGCGGCCAGACGCGGAAGGTTTTGCCGGGGAAATAGACTTCCGTAATCGTCTCATCGTGCCGATTGGTCACGGTCTGGCGCATCCGGGCCAGTTCCTCGATGTTCCAAAACCAATCCCAAAACCGGCTGCGCGCATGATCCTTGGCCGAGGCCTCATCCGCCAGGTAAAACCCGATGTCGCCATCGCCATGCGCGCAATAGTAAGCCATCGCGCACTCGATGAGAAACGTCTTCATCGTCTTCACCCCCGCCTTGATGACCACCTTGCGGGTGCCGCTGGCGCGGATGGCCTGAAACGGTTCGCGCAGGTAATTGGCCGAGGCAATATCAAACGGCTTGCCCGCGTTGCCGTGCCCCTTGCCCATCGGCGCCGTGGCTACGAAATCATAAATCTCCCCGCGAAAGGTGCGGCCACGGGCGCCAAACATGGCCGCCCGCAGCTTGTGATACTGCGGTAATTCGGCGGCGAGGATTGGCGCGAGGTCGGTTTTTATAACTGGCTTGGATGGTGTGGCTTGTGATTTTGAATGAGCGAACGGATATGTTTTTTAAGTTGTATAATCCTTGTTCGGCATCATGGGCGACGCCATTTGTTTTTCGAGTTCAGCAGAGGCGGCTTCTACTGTTTCGGCGCGTGCTTCGAGATGTCCGCATTGCACATATCCTTTTTCAGTCCAGACGTATTCAGTCCATGATGCCGAACAAGCCGGATGCAGCGAACCGGGGGTTCGCTCTTGGGTTGAGGTTTCAGTGTTCATAAAGTCTTGGTTGGTTCGCCCGGTCGCTGATCCGGGACGTTCTGCCGATTCTGGGGGCGGGACACCTGTAGGCCGGTGGCGACCATCGCCGCCACGGCACCCCCACGTTGGTTGAGCGAGCCGGTAACTTCACGCGCATGTGTCCATCCGCGCTTCTGTCCCGGTGCCGTCTCTTGTCCCTGCTTAGGAGCTTCGCAAGCCCCCAGAATCGGCAGAACAATTCGATGGAGACCAACAGCGCCCCGCTCTTGTTCGGGAGCTCGGGCGCCGCTGGCACGTCTTGGATTGTTCTGGCTGTGGCTCATCTCAGTCGTTCTGCGGCTTTAGAGTTATGACGGCGCTGGGGAAGGGAGCTGAGTTTTTGCCCGACCCGAATTTGAGCCGTCCGCGCACGAATACAATTTCACCTTTGGCCGCGTAGTCGTGCCAC